ATTAGAGGAAAACTAAAATGGCTATAACAACTATTTGGTCAATCACTGACATGACGCACGTTGACGCTGACGGTGGCGTGATTAAAGCGTATTGGAACTGTGTAGCAACGTCTGATACTACCCCATCATACACAGCGTCTGAAGGTGGCAAGCTAATCTGCACATACGATGCTTCAGCGGCAAAGTTTATTAAATATGCGGATTTAAAAGAGTCTGACGTTTTAAAATGGATTTGGACTAGTCTTATTGAAGACGAAGAGACAGCGGAAGAAGCTAAAGCTCGTATTGAAGCTAACCGCACCGCTCGCGTCCAGAACCAAATTGATCGTGCGGCATTCACATCGGCGGGCGTGCCTTGGGCTGCTTAAATTAAACTAAAGGAGAACTCTAGTGGCGAAAAATGAAAAGAAAACCATTACTGTAAATCAAGTAGAGCACAACATTAAAGACCTGAGCGAACAACAGATTGCGATGGTTAATCACATTGCTGATCTAGACAAAAAGCTTGGTAATCTTGGGTTTAATATGGATCAACTAAAAGTAGGCCGTGAGGCTTTCGTAAATATGCTGTCGGCATCTCTTGAGTCAGAGATTGCATTGGCAGAAGCGAAATAAGGTAAGACGTTTATGACGCTCGTTGCTCTTGATGTGCCTGCCGGCATTTACAACCACGGCACTGAATTAGATTCAGCCGGGCGGTGGATAGACGGCAATTTTATTCGCTGGCAGAACGGTTCTGTGCGTCCGATTGGTGGGTGGACAACAAGAAAAGCAAGTGCAACTGCCGCAGCGCCACGCGGCATGGTGTCGTGGGTTGATCACAGTGAAGTCACGCACATCGCTGTTGGCACATACAACAAGCTGTATGCGATCAATCAAGGGTCTGTTGTCCAAGACATTACGCCAAGCGGCTTAAATGCTGGCTCAGAAAATGCCAATGCAAATTATGGCTTTGGTGGTCAAACATATGGTAATGACCAATATGGTCAGCCAAGAGATGCAGCCGTGCCAGAGCCTGTAACTACCTGGTCTTTAGATAGTTTTGGTCAATATTTAATTGCCTGCTCATCTGACGACGGAAAAATCTATGAATGGCAGTTAAGCACATCAGCCGTTGCGGCACTGTTATCAAATGCGCCGACAAACGCCAGCGCGGTAATGGTGACCGATGAGCGTTTTGTTTTTTGTCTGGGGGCCGGTGGTAACCCACAAAAAATCCAATGGTCAGATCGTGAAAACAGTAATCTGTGGGCTCCGGCAATAACTAACCAAGCGGGTGATATTGAACTCCAAACCACTGGCAAAATCATGTGCGGCGTTCGGGTAAAGGGCTCCGCGTTAATCATAACAACTTCAGATGCCCACACAGCAACTTACGCTGGCCCTCCGTTTGTTTATAGTTTTGATCGCGTCGGTAGTTCATGCGGGATCGTATCTCGTCAAGCGGTTGTCGCTGTCGATCAAGGCGCTTTTTGGATGGGAACGGGTGGCTTTTATCAATTTAACGGCAACTCTGTTCAAGAAATGCCGTGCGATGTTTTAGATTATGTTTTTACAAGTTTAAACTCGGCTCAGAGATCAAAGGTTTGCGCGATTCANAACAGTCAGTTTGGCGAAATTTGGTGGTTTTATCCTTCNAGCGCNTCGAATGAAAATGATCGCTACGTNGTCTATGATTATAAAGAAGGNCATTGGAATATCGGTACGCTATCACGTACGACTGGCGTTGATTTGGGCGCGTTTAGTTCACCGTTATGGTTTGATGCCGCCGGTAATTTATATAACCATGAGCTTGGTTATACGCACGATTCAGCGCCGTTTTTAGAGTCAGGGCCAATTTCAATCGGCTCTGGTGACAACATCATGCGGGTGAACGAAATAATCCCTGATGAAGGCACGCAGGGCGAGGCTAGTTTGACGTTTAAAACGCGCTTTTATCCCAACGGCTCTGAAACAGAGCATGGACCGTTTACGCTTCAGAATCCAACGGGTGCAAGATTTCAGGGGCGCCAGGTGCGTATGCGCATTAACGGCAGTGAGCTCAATAATTGGCGCGCAGGTAAGATGCGGCTAAACGTCGTCGAGGGCGGCAGGCGTTGAGTTTACAATTACCGCAGCCTGTTGGTGATAATTGGAAAACCTGGGGTAAAAGGCTTGTTGATAGCTTGCTCGTTGCGCAGTCACAGCTTAAATATTATCTGACGGGCGACTCTGCGGCGGTTGAGGGTATCATTCTTTATGATCGCTTAGGCTACCCCGTAATTTCTAAAAACAATGCTTATCGACAGATATTAATGCAGGGCGGTTGCGGTCATTTTGTAGCGACGGCAACGCAGACGGCTTCACAGGCCAACACGGCGACAGCAATAACTTTAAGCAGTGCAACTGCTGCGGATGGACTAGCAATAAATGGCTCGGACGCAACAAAGATTGATGTCACTGAGGCTGGCGTATTAAAAATCGATGTAACTGCGCAGGCAGCGTCATCATCAAGCTATGTCGTGTATTTGTGGATAGACGTTAACGGCACCAATGGCTACGCCGTTAAGAAGGCAGTGAACGGCAACGATATCATTAACCACTCAGCGTTGGTGACTGTTGCTGCCGGTAATTATTTAAAAGTAGTGTATGCCGTGTCTAACACGGGGCTCACTTTGCCCAACACAGCAGCGTCATCACCTATCCCTGCGATCCCAGCGGTCCAGGTCGCAATCAGTCGCATCAAGCAATAATGTCACTTAGCGATGAGCTCAATCGGTGTAAGCCGTGGATTGTTGCCGCCTTGGAATATAGCGGAGGCACGCATTTATACGAGGACATTGTTGCGGGAATAGTAGCAGGGAGTTTGCAATTTTGGCCTGCAGCGAATGGTTGTGCTGTCACAGAGATATTGGTTTTCCCGCGCAAGAAAGTGTTTCACATTTTTTTGGCTGGGGGAGAAAAAAATCAAATCGTTGATATGGATGAGTCGGCGGTTCAGTTTGCAAAAATGCAGGGCTGCACATCGATGACTGTTGCGGGGCGACGAGGCTGGGCAAGAGTTTTAAAACAAAAAGGGTGGGCTGAACAGTTCACCACACTAGCAAAGGAAATTTGATATGAGCAGCGGCGGCAAAGGCGGGAGCCAAACTACGGTTCAAGAAATCCCCGAGTGGATCAAACAACCGAACATACGCAATATGGCGCGTGCAGAGGATGTCCAAAAGATTGGATATATGCCCTATTACGGGCCAGATGTTGCTGGATTTACGCAACCACAGCAGCAGGCGATGCAGGCCAATCTAGACGCTGGTGCAGCGTTTGGGCTAATTGATCCTGGCATGAGCGCAATGGACGGTATGCCCCAGGCTCAAGATTTTGGCGGTATGAGCGGTTATTCATCTGCGCCATTATTTGAGATGGCGGTGTCTGAGATGCAGCGCAAGGCGCCAGGCTACGCGGATGAATACGATGATCTATTTAGATCGAACACAGGTCCAGATCTTTCAGATAATACATTTGTTCCTTTCAGCTACAACGGGTACGGCGGCGGGTTTCAAATGCCAAATTACAATCAAAGTCAAAATGACCCTGCTGGCATTGGGCCGACGCCAACGTATGTGGATCAAGCAATGTCGCCAGACACGACACAGTTTTATGCTGATCAGCAAGCGGCTGCAGATGCTGCAGCACTTCTAGCGCAACAAGAAGCGGCGGCGCAAGCTGAAAAAGACGCAAAAATAAGGCAACAGCAGATGGATGAAATAAATCAAATGTTTCCGCAAGGGTTTAACTTTAGGGGGATGCTGTAATGGCTAATGGTGGAGCTCTCAATATGTCTGCCGGTAACGCGGCGCGCCCTGTAGGTTTAAACAATCCAAACACATTGACTAATGGCGGCTCTTTCGGTGCGCCTGCCGTTATGCCCCACCAACAAATGGGACCGCCAAATTTTACTGGCGCCCCTGGGCCAAATTTTATCCCATTTAACCCCAATCTTTCGACGCAAATGCCGGGCAGTGGTATTGGTGGCAATATGGGCGCCACGGCAGAACAGCCACGCGGAGGCCGTTCAAATGCCTCCAACCCAGCAACGTTTGTTGGTGACAACGGTCAAAAATACGTTCAATCAAAAGATCCTTATGGCATGCCCACTATTGGTCTGGCTCCTGAAAATCCAACTCAAAGCCCGGCTCAAGAAGCTGCCAGAGGTATTTTAGATCAGGCTGTGGGAAATGCTCCTGTTGATTTGGCTAATGATTTTAACGGCGATGGTCGTGTTACGTCGGCTGATGCGCTTGCCAAACTAAAAGCAGATACGGCAGCCGCTGCAGCGCCAAGTGGTGGTGAATCTACTTTGCCTATCCCATATCTTGGCAGCGAAGAACTTGCCAATCGCTTC